TATTCAACTGATAAGCAACTTGGTTGTTACATTGAAATGTTGAAATTAAACTATGGATTAGTACCAGATGTATGTAATACAATCTGGGCTTATGAAGGTAGGTGTATTTTAAATAATGACCAACCTACTGAAAGATGCGAAGCTGCATGGCAGGAAGCATGGACAAAGTTTGAATCAAAACAGGAGTTGTTTTAATGTCATTTGATAAATTAACAAGTTTTTTCAGAAGAGACTTGTATCCTTATTGCTTAATGAGAGCAAAGGATAAAATTGGTGGTTATGTAATTTTAAATAGAAAATATCAACCACTATCTTTTTCAATTTATGGAAGTAGAGATAATTACACTATTTCTCCAAACATAGGAAATGAAGGTCAAAAACACGTTTGGTATGAAGATATGCCTTCTTATGTAAGGATAAAAAAATTAACAAAAAAAACTAGAATTTTTTTAAGTTGGGATAATAATGATAATAAAGATCAGGTTTTTCTTTATGCAGATCACATATTACCCACAAAAAATAAAACAAATTGGTACAAATATTCTGAGAAATTATTTAAGTTAGGACAACTACAGACAACTTTTAAATAGGAGAAATCAATGCCACAATTTCCAAGCGATCCATATGAAGGTCAGGTCTTTTATGACCCTTACTCTGAAACAACATATGAATTTTGGATACCTAGAAAAGATGATGAGTTTTGTAAAAAATTAAATATCAAAGCTAAATGGATTGTGAAAAGTTTTGAAAGTGAATGTGTAAGTAATTTATTTTCAAAAAATGGAAAGAACAGATACTTTGCATATAACAAACTTATAGACCAGTTTGGCTATACCAAAGAACAGATCACTGATCTTATGGAAGAGTTAAAGCAATGACTAAAGAACAAAAAATAGGGGCTGCTCAGAAACGAATAGCTGAGTTAAGAAAACTTATCTCGGAGTGGACTAAAAGATGAGATATATACTTGATGTCTCAGGGCATGATCTAAAACTTATCAGAGCATCTATTGTTAATTTTCAAAGATCATTAGAGCTATCAGATCAGGCAGAATTTGATACCTTAATTGATGATCTTGATGAATGTTTTTTTAAATTATCAAAGATGAAAAAAGAACAACTTAACAATAAGATAAAAAGAAAATGGGGTGGTAAAAAATGAAATGTTTTTACAGAGAACTTGATAGAAGAAAAAAATATTTAATCACAAGATTACAGAATGAAGTAGCTGCTCTTGGAGATAGTTGGTTTAGACACGAGATAACAGATCAACAATACAATATAAGGATTCAAGAATTAGATAAACGTATAGCAGATTTACAGGGATGACAAATCCAAAGAAGCGTAAAGGAGATAAAGCTGAAAGAGAAGCAGCAGAACTTTTAACAGAAGTTACTGGTTTTGATTGTCAAAGAAATCTGTCAGCAGGGATTCCTGGAGATGTTGGAGATATTCATGGAGTACCAAACTGTGTAATACAGGTAGCTGATTGGAAAGATAAATCACAAGCCTGTCTTGTTAAGCCTAGAGAAGTTGAAGTGCAGAGAGAAAATGCAGGAGTGGACTTTGTTGCAAGTATGGTCAGGTTCAGAGGAGGAGAATGGCGAATGGTGTTGACACCAGAACAATTCAACACTTTGTTACAGGCAGCATTGCAATAAACTTGCAGTAAACATTATATAAGGTATATAATTTAATAGTTTAGTACATTAAACTAATGACCACAGAAAAGCCTAAATCTCTAACAGATGCTCTCAGGTTATTTCAAATGAAAGTTAAAGCTGCTCCTAAAAGTGGCTTTACTAAATTTCCAAATCCTAGAGAGTATTCAAAGTTAGAAGATGTTTTACAAATTGTGCAATATGCACATGAACTTGGTATCTCTCATACTCAAACTGGTAAATACATCATTACTGAACAAGGAGAAGTTATTGATTTATTAATAACAACTTTGTATTTTGGTGATGAAAAACTTGAAAGTATTGATAGATTACCACCACTTCCTACTGGTAAAAACACTAGCCAGGAAGATGGTATCAGAAGAACTTACCTTAAAAAATATGCACTATCAGCTATTTATGGTATAGGTTCTGATGATGACGATGATGCTAATTCATTGACACCTGCACCAGAAAAGCAGAAAGGTACTGATAGGACACCTACAAAAGCCAAGCAAAAACTTGAGCCTGTATCAAAGCAAGCCGAATCAAATCCCCCAATCACTACTGAAGCTAGAACTGTTATCACAGATCAACTTAAGGAGTTAATGAAAACTGATCCTGATAAAGCAAAAGAAATTGCAGCTTCTTTTATCAAGGAGTTTAAAGTTCCAAAACTTACAGGATTCATTACAGAAGCTAGACATGGAGAGTTTCTAAGTCATGCTATATCAAAGATAGCTGATAACTAATGACATCAGAAGAAGCTGAGTTCTCTGGTCAAGAGATTATGAGACAACTTGAACAAAGACGGGCAGATCAGCGTAAAGATTGGAACAGAAACGTATTTGGGGTGCGTACCAATGATGATCTTGCTTCTTTAATCAGAGAGCATTGTAAGTCGAACAATCTCTCTATAAATTCATTTCTAAACAATTTACTAAAAGATTTTTTTAATTATGGCTGACTTTAATCCAGCACTCTCTCTACCTATCAAATGGTCAATAGGAGAAGATAGATTCAATGATGATGATGAAGCAAAAGTGTTGACTCTCACAATACCAGTTGCATCTCTTGACCAATTCATAGATCATTTAAAAGCACTAAGTTACACCAAACAAAAACAGGGCGAGGTTTATGATTTCAAAAAGAAAGAGAAAGTTAAAACTCAATGTATATATGTCAACGCTAAAGGCTTGGATGGACAGTACGGATTATTTGGTAACATTAATCCACAAAAGATAGAAGATGCACCAACAACAGATGAACTACCTTTCTAAAAGAAAAGATGAATATTTGATTAGAGATCCTAACTTGAATATTCATTTTAAAATAAAAAATGGTGTACGCTACTGGCTTACACCACCTCCTTCAAGTTATCAAAAATGAGTAACTCAAGAGCTTCTATTGCTAAATTACGCAAATTAAAACAAATAAGACGTAAAAATTTAGAGAGCAATTTTTTAGAGATCCAAATGAAGGGAATGGATCATTATGTTTTTATAAAAGATAATGGCAAAGCCCAAGTTGTTTATCAAGAAGGTCGTTGGGTTACAGAACATATAAGAACTGCAATTCTTAAATTTAATTATGAAATAGATAAAATTGATAAATTATTAATAAAAGATTTTACTGACGAAGAGATTAAGGAATATGAAAAAACTTCTTAACAGGATTAGTTTTCTTTTCTTTTCTAATTTCTTTTAGAACAGCAGCAGCTTCTAATTCAATCAATCTATTTAACATAGAAGCCAAAAATACATCTTGTTCTAGTTTATGCCTGACCAAATGAGTGCAATACCTTTTGATATCAATTACATCATCACTTGCCATAATTTCTCTACAACGCATTTCAACATCTAACTTCATTTCTAAAGGTGCTGGCTCAATGTCGATATTGAGAAATTTAGTTATTTTCATGTTGTAGGAAAAAGTTGTTGTTCTAAAATTTCAACTGCTTTATCATCAAGTGTATTTGTTGTTTGTTTTGCGATTGATTTTAATAAATCTATGACCAATCTCTTAACAGCAGTTGTTGTTAAAAAGGTCATCAAAATTGGTTTTAGTATCTTATACATAAAATAAATATGTGTTACTTTCCAAACATAGCTAAAATGCTAGTATTAGACAAGAATCTTAATTTTCATGGCTGAAGAGAAAGAAGAAAAAGAAGGTATTGAGTGGGGTGAACTGTTTGGTCACGCTATCCGATTTCTGATTTTGACCTGGAGTTTATCAATGATGACTCTTGGATACATGGGTCGAGTAAGAATTGATGGAGCGTTCACGGCTGGCTTGGTTTCGGGGGTGCTAGGTAGTTATGGGATCTCAGTAGGAAACAAGAAAAGTGGCACAGGTAACAGCAATGGCCCTAAAATAATAGATAATAGTAAAAACAAAGTAGGTATCAAATGAAAAGACTACTACCTTTTATATTTCTTGTATCCGCACCAGCTTATGCGGACATGACCCACAACATATCTTCTAGTGTTAAGTTTGAATCTCTTTCAGCAGCTAGTACCGCAGATAAGGTTGGATCTAGTTACAGCATCTCAGGTAATAATATAACAACTGTTGATTCAAACTCAGCATCTACGCTAGGTGGCTTCGGTTCTGTGACTTCTGGGGTTCCGAGTATTTCGTTTCCTTCAGCAACCCAAGCGACCAGTGGTGAAGCGTTTAGTTTTACTACTAGCTATTTGGAAGGAGATGCTACCCCAG